GTTTCCCGCCCGGCGATGCCCCAGCGGACGGCGGCCAGCAGGGCGAGGATTTCGCAGTCCATGGCGTGGTTGTCCTTCTTGCCCTGGGGAAGTATCCAAATGGGCTTCCCGGTTCGCTTGTCCTTTACGCGGACTTCGGCGCTCAGCTGAGAAGCATACTCCTCGGTTGCGTCGATGGCATAGGTCCAGACGCGGCGAGCCCGGAGGCCGTGCAGGAGGTCCTTGCCGGCGGTGGCCGAGTGGACGATCAGGACGGCCCGCTGCGGGATGCCAGGGACGACGATGGACTGCTTCTCGGAGTAGAAGCGGCGGGTCGTGTTTCCGGACTTGTCGGTCACGGCGAAGTCGTCGGAGCCTGAGCCCTTGGCCGTCTTCCAATTCCGCTTGGCCGTCTCGCGATAGACCTCGGTCGTATTGTCGCCGGAGTCGACGAGCACCATGGCGTGATGGACGCCGTGCTGTTTGGCGAAGGCTTCGACGTTGCCCCAAGAGTCGATACGGGCGAACGCCATCAGGCGGCTGTGCCCGGTCTTGGCCCATCGGCGGACAGTCACCCAGAAGTGGCCACGTTGGACGTCGACCCCCATCGTGCGGAAAGGGATGCTCCCGGGCACGGCGTCCTTCTGCTCGACGACGCGGGCCTTCGGCGTGATCGCGGCCTCCGCGTCCCAAGGGTCGGCCATCTTGTAGTTCGCGGCCTCCGACAGCGCCACCATTTCGCCGCCCTCTTCGCTCCAGGGTAACGCCAGCCGCTTCTGCTTGAAGATGCGCCGCGGTTCCTCGTCGCCGTATTGGTCGACCGACTCCTTGGCCTTGAGCATCAGCACGCCGAGCTCGCCCCAGCTCATAGTCGCAAGGCTGTTCCAATGCAGGCCGATGTGCCCGGAGTTTGCGGCGGCCGATGTGGCTACAAAGGTTCCCCTGGCGTTGGCCTCAAGTCGGCTGGCGTTCGTGTCAGGCAGGAGCGTCCGACAGGCCGCGCACTCGTAGGTCGTGCCGACGCTGACCTTGTGCAAGTCCCACGTGCCGGTGGCCTTGGCGTCGAGCGGCAGCCTGACCTGTTCCCATACCCACGGCTGGAGATGGTCGCATTTCACACACCTCATATTCCAGTCACGCTGATCGGTCGTCTCGTGCAGCTGATGGAACTCCTGCCCCGCCCGTCCGCCCTGGGATAGGAAGATGCGTTTGCCCATCCAGCCGAACGCCGTCACGCGCGCGCTCAGTTCAGCCAAGTGTCCGGGCGGTGCCATCCAGCACTCGTCGGCGATGGTGTAACGCAGGGACAGGCGCTGAAGGTTAGCCTCGTTCCAGATGCCGCGACAGTAGAGCGTCATGCGGTCGAAGTCCGCGGTCGTCGAGCGGTCGAGGTCGTCGCCCGAGAGACGCGCCTTAACCGGCGGGCAGTTGTTCCAGACCGGGCGGAGGTAACGTAGCGCGAAGTCTTTGGCCTCGGGGTCCGTGGCTTGGAGGACCATGCAGGGGCCCGGAGCGTTGGCGATTATGTGACAGGTGAGCAGGCGGGCAAAGAGGGACTTGCCGGATTGGATGCTGGCGAGGACGGTCAGGAGTTTCGTCTCAGGATCGGCGGCGATGCGTAGGGCTTCGGCCACCCAAGGCGTGCGCTCGGAACGGAACGGCCCGGGCATCGGTGAGTCGGGGATGGCGTGCACGTTGGACTCCAGCCACTCGACGACGTCACCCGAGTCGGACGGACGCAGCACGTCACGGCCTACGCGGAGTAGGTCGGACTTATTCATACAGGCCTGCCTCCTTCAGGAGACGATACAGCTCGTCGGATAACTCAGACCACTTCCTCGGCTTGCGCTTGAACGGACGCGACGGCTTCGGCATAGGCTTGCGCCTGGGCTTGGGCTTACGCTTCTTCATGGGTCGATAGGTCGGCCTTAACGCGGCGCACCCAAGCCTCCAGAACTTTCACCGCCTTCGCCGGGTTTTCGGGGTTACATCCCTCTGCAACATCGAGGGCGAGTTTGTCGAGGCGGTTGACGATGCCCGCCGTCATCTCGCGCATGGCCTCGGTCGCTTCCTTCGCGGAGATGTAATCCTTGGTCAGGATGAGCCGACGCTCCTGCTCTTCCTCGAGGGCGACGAGCGTCTTCAGTGAGGCGTTATAACTCGACTGGTACTTCCCCTGGTTAGGGTCGCCCCCTTCCATCGCGGCCTGCCAGACGCCACGCGCCCGACTGACCAAGGTCCGATGTTCGCTGATCGTGTCAGCCAGGGAGCCGTCGTCGAGCTGCGCCGGTGCGGCCTTCGGTGCCGCGGCCCGCTGCACGTTCGCCCGGGCTTCCCGCCATGCCCGAGCCGCGTCGATGCTGTCGGTCGGCATGCCTTCGCGTCGAAGGACTGAGATGCGTTGCGCGGTGACGCCGAGCGCCAAACCCAGTTCTGAGTTGGTTAGAGCCATGGTTTGTTAAACGGCCTGTTTCCTCTGTTCGACCCCACAAAAAACCTTCGTGGTGTCGGGCCACGCGTGACGTAGGGGGGGGTCTAGGAGACTCCTTAGAGGGGGTATTTGGGCCGTTTTCATCGCTTGGGCGTGGCAGGGGGCAGGGGGCTAGGCGCCTTATTCTTGCCGCGTCTGGCATTCACATGAGGAAACAGACCGCACGCATCAGAGTTTACGGTGCGTTGGATCTCCTTCGCCCTGGCACGCATCCAGAAGTGGGAGCGTCCATACATCTTGCCGATCAGGCGAGAGGACAGACAACCGGGCAGACTGAGCGCCCAGCGGATGAGCTCGACGTGACGACGGAAGGCGAAGTTGTCCGTGCAGGCCAGCGCATCCATGAAGCCCTTGAGCATCACGCCCACATGATCGCGGGAGATGAACGCATCGACCTCTTCGCGTCTGCCGATGTCAGTCGGGTTGAACGCCCAGTCAGGATGATTGGCGTCGATGTTGAAGACGTGCCGAGGTTGCGCCATCTCAGCGTAAGGCAGCACGCCATTCTCGCGCATCTTCTCCTGGACCTTCTTCGGCTGCGCGAAGAACCAAGCGTCAAACGACTTGGCCTCCTTAGCCGGAGCCGTCAGGTCATTGAGCCTAGCGCGTGTCACGCGTCACAGCGTCAACTATCTTGACGGCGGGGCAAGTGGCAAAGGTTGTGCCAGTATCCGTCCATGTCGAACCGTAGCATTGCCTTACGGGTGAAGCGATAGGTCAGGGATGAGTACTTGCCCGAGTAGTCCAGGCTCTGCTCGACGATGTCCTTGAGTTCCGCTGACGTCATCTTTGCCGGCCATGTGCTGATCACTTCCCTCAGCTCCATGTCTTTCCTTTCCTTGACTGCCTTGGCTGCCTCGGTGGCCTGCTGCCGGATATGCTCCATCCTCTCAGGCTCTTCCCTCCAGGACTTCTGCCGTAGCCGGGTCAGGGCCAGCTTACGGAGGACCCATCCTCTCCGCGCGGTGGTACGGTTAGGTTTGGTCATCGCGTTAGACTTGCGGCCTCGCCAGAGACTCGGTCGAACCCCGAGCGTCAGCGACAAGGGGTGAGACTAGAGTCACCCTTGTACGTAGTACAGGGACGGAAGTTGAGTTGGAAGTTGAGAAGGGATTTGACATTGGGCTAAAGGTGGGGGTCAGGGTGTTGACCCTCAGTTGACCTTAAAACGCCTTGGCGACCCCTTAGCGGGGCTGGAATCGCTATGCCTTGGGGCGTTGTCGGGTAGGCTTTCGGAGGGGGGCTGGCTGTATTCCCAGCGGATGACCCCCTTCTCGGCGGCGTGGCGGATGTAAATCTCCCCTTTGAACTGGTTCGCGTGGTCCTTGAGACCGGCACGGCCACGGCGCTTGGTCAGGCCGAACTTGTAGATCGGCTCTTCGCCCTGGCATCGGAAGAGGACGGCGACCTCGCGGAACCAGTTGGTGAACTCCGAGGAGCCTAGGCCCGCATAGGCTAGGTCGGCGACGGTGTGGCCTTCCTTGTCGGAGGCGGCCTTTGGTTTGCCGGTATGGTGCATGGCCACGAGGACGGCGCCTGTCTCAAGGAGGATGGGGGCGAGGTCATGGCGCAGGAACTTGGACGCCTGCTCCTGATCGGAGACGTCGATGCCCGCGAAGGACAGGAGGGGGTCGACGAAGACGATGTCGGCCTTGTGCTCGATGATGAGGTCACGTAGGGCCGAGGTAAAGGTCGTGCCGGTGCTCACGGTGTCGCGGAAGATGGCGAGGTGTTCGCGCAGCTGAGAGCGTTCGTCGGTGTCGAGGTATGCCCCGGCGATGACGTCTTGCAAGGCCTCGGAGATGTCCCCCGCGTCATTCTCAGCCTGGAGCACGATGGCGCGCAGGGGCTTGGCAGGCTTGATGCCGAAGAAGTCCTTGCCGATGCACCAATGGACGGCGGCCTGCATCATCAGGGACGACTTACCTGTGCCGGACTGTCCGACGATCAGGAGTGAGCCGCCCTTGCAGAGCCAGCGGTGATTGCCGAGGATGCAGGATGGGTCTTCCTTACGCTCGAAGGATAGCAGGGCATCGAAGTCCATGCGCTGCGGGCCGTGCTTGGCTTTCCGCCCCTTGCGCGTCTCGGCGATGGTGGCATAATGGTCGAGCAGGGTGTCGGGGTCCGTGGCCTGTTCGGCGGCGACGAGGGCACGGCGGAGGATGGCCGCGTCCGCGATCATGTCGGCGTGCTCAAGGCGGAAGGACGCTTGGCCTGCGTCACTGACCAGTAGCGAGACGGTGGCCTCGGTGACCGGGCTGTTGACCTGGCGTAGGCGCTGGCTGACCGTCAGCTCGTCAGGGGCGATGCCGTCCACGGCCAGCGAAAGCATGGCGGCGGCGATGTCTTGATGGGCTGGCTCAAAGAAGTCGGAAGGCTGAAGGTCGCCCGGTAAGGGGAAGGCTTCGCGTAGGAGGACGCCGAGGAGGTGGCGTTCCGCGGCGACGTTATTCGGCGGGATCATGGAAGAGAGGGTTGGGGTTTGTGGGCGTGGGTGCCCGTGGTCAAGATGCTTTGCGTAGGATGCG